AAAAAATTAAGCGATTTAAAACACGCTCCTTACAATCCTAGAAAGTCAAACGAAAAACAGGAAGCGCACTTAAAAGCGTCTCTTGAAAAGTTTGGATTAGTTGAACCTATTATTTTTAATAAAGGAACAGGCTACATCGTTGGTGGTCATTTCCGAGTTCGTGAACTTAAAAAATTAGGGTACAAAGAAGTTGAATGCGTAATAGTTGATTTAAACGAACAAGACGAAAAGGAGTTGAACATCCGATTGAATGCAAATACTGGTGAATGGGATTGGGAGCAGTTAAACAACGAATGGGAAGCTGAAGAGTTAACCGAGTGGGGTTTGGATGTTCCAGAATTTAATACGGAAGTTTTAGAAGCAGAAGAGGATGACTTTGATACAACACCGCCTGAAATACCTATAACCGTTTTAGGCGACCTTTACGAAATTGGAGAGCATCGGTTATTGTGTGGAGATAGCACTTGTTCAGATACGGTTGCAAAGTTAATGAATGGAGAGAAAGCGGACTTAGGGCATAACGACCCACCGTATGGAATGAAAAAGGAAAATGAGGGAGTTTTAAACGATAACTTAAATTATGCTGATTTATTAGATTTTAATAAACAATGGATTCCCTTACAGTTTTCACACCTAAAAGAAAACGGAAGTTTTTATTGTTGGGGAATAGATGTGCCGTTAATGGATATTTATTCAGAAATATTAAAACCATTTATACAAGAACAAAAAGCAACCTTTAGGAATTTAATAACGTGGAATAAAGGACACGGTCAAGGTCAAAACTCAGACCTAACAAGAAGCTATGCAGTAGCAGATGAAAAGTGTTTGTTCGTAATGATGGGAGTTCAAGGTTTTAATAATAATGCAGATAATTATTTTGAAGGGTGGGAACCCATAAGAGATTATTTGTTAGAGCAAAGATTAAAATGTGGGTGGGATATTCCAACAATGAAAAAAATAGCGGGACATTCAGATTTATCTCGAGACCATTGGACTTGTAAAAGTCAATGGTATATGCCAACAAAAGAAGTTTATATCTGCTTCCAAAATTGGGCTAAAGAAAACAAACCCGATGCTTTCAAAAAAGAATACGAAGAGTTAAAAAAAGAATACTATTCTACAAGGGCATATTTTAATAATACACACGATAATTTTAACAATGTTTGGAATATTGAAAGAACAGGAAACAAGGAAAGAGAAACAACAGGAAACCACGCAACACCAAAACCAATACAATTATGTGAAAGGGTAATTAAATCAAGTTGTCCAGATAATGGTTTAGTATTAGATCTATTTTTAGGTTCAGGCTCAACAATGGTAGCAGCACATCAATTAAAACGCAAATGCTACGGTATAGAACTAGACCCAAAGTACTGCGATGTAATTGTAAATAGAATGAGAAAACTAGACCCTACATTGACAATTAAACGCAACGGAGTAACAGTTGAATAACAGTTAAATAATGGCAAATAGCGAAAACTTAAAAAAAAGAGTGCCGTTTACAAAGGATGACCCAAGAATTAACAGACTTGGCGCACCCAAAACTAAACTCTTAAAAGACGTTTTAACGACTGAATTACAGACCGAAAGCAACGGCATTGATAAGTTAACAGCGATTATTAACAAACTTACTACAATGGCGGTTAAAGGCGATATGAACGCTATTAAGGAAGTATTAGATCGGTACGCTGGTAAATCGGTGCAACATAATATAATTGAGGAATTTGAGAAACCAATATTTAAACAAATTGATTTAGATGTTACAAGCGACGACGGGACAGACTAAAATAGCTAAACTAAAAAAACGTGTTAGGATTGTACAAGGTGGAACGTCAAGTTCAAAAACCTTTTCAATCCTTCCGCTTTTAATTCAATACGCTATTCAAACTCCGAATAGTGAAATATCAGTTGTTGCTGAAAGCATACCACATCTCAAACGTGGAGCGATGAAGGACTTTATTAAAATAATGAACTGGAGCGGAAATTTTAAAGAAGTTAATTTTAACCGTTCAAACTTAACCTATAAATTTACAAACGGTTCTTTTATTGAATTTTTTAGCGCAGACCAGCCAGACAAATTAAGAGGTGCAAGGCGTGACATTCTATTTATAAACGAGTGCAATAACGTATCTTTTGAAAGTTACCAGCAGTTAGCAATTCGTACAAAGAAATTTATCTATTTAGATTTTAACCCTACAAATGAATTTTGGGTGCATAGGGAATTACAAGACGATAGCAACTCAGACTTTATAATTTTGACGTATAAAGACAATGAAGCTCTTGATCCTGCAATAGTCAAAGAAATTGAAAAGGCACGGGAAAAGGCAAAGACCTCAACTTATTGGGAGAATTGGTGGAATGTTTACGGGCTTGGATTAATTGGGAATTTAGAAGGTGTTATTTTTAATAATTGGCAAACCATCGACAAAATCCCTGAGGATGCAAAGTTAATCGGTTACGGTTTAGATTTTGGCTATTCAAATGACCCGACAGCAATAGTTGAGGTTTATAAATGGAACGACCAAAGAATATTAAATGAAATTTGTTACCAAAAAGAATTATCAAATAGTCAAATCGCAAAAAGAATTACAACAAGAATGCCAGTCTATTGTGATAGTGCCGAACCTAAATCAATAAACGAACTTCAAAAGCTAGGCGTTAGGGCGTTAGCGGTTAAAAAAGGAGCGGGGTCAATTAATTTTGGTATTCAGATAATGCAAAATAACGAATATTTAGTAACTTCGCAAAGTATAAATTTAATTAATGAGTTCAGGAAGTACAGTTGGGACAAAGACAGAAATTCAGGATTAAAAATAAATAAACCAATTGACGATTTCAATCATGCAATAGATGCAGTACGTTATCACGAAATGGAAGCTTTAACTAAAAAAACACCAATGCTATTATGACAGAAACAGAAAAAGAAGCCAAAACAACTAACCTTGCCAACACTTTATTCTATGGAAAAATAGTTGAAGAAATTGGATTTATTAAAACAGTTAAATTATTAAAAGAAGCAAAAAAAGACGCTATAGAAATAATGAAATTAGAAAAATTATGACACAAACAGAAACAAGAAAAACACATTTACGCAGATTTTTCCCGTATTTAAAAACCGAATACAGAAAACTGGACAAAAAAGAATTGAGAAAAAAAGAAACTTTAAAAGAATTATTTGGAGATGACGAAACAAACTTGGAGAAGCTTAAAGTTATTTTTGATTATCAAAATATTTTATAAGATTGACGTAACATTTAAAAATACGGGCAGGTTTATTGACCTTGAAACATTTATAAAAGATGAAGATGATAAAGAATTTATAAAAGCAACCGTAACGCCTCGACTTTGGTTTTTGACGATTCCAGAGTTCGTTAAGCGTTACGCAGTCGCTTTGTATATTCAGGAAGCGGATGAGCTTAAAGTTAATTTCCCTTGGATATACAACCCTCCACAGTTTCCAAACACAAGTGAAATAACACAGGGGTCGATGGAGCGTGAAAACTTTTCTTTAACATACGGCGGATATACCGAAATGGTATATCTTTGTTGTACATTTGAAAACGTAAGTCCCAAAGTTGTATTCGATTATGAAACGAAATACTTTCTATTTTGGTCAGAATATTTATTAAGAAAAAAAACAGTTGAAAATTTAAAGTAATGAATGAGCTATTTTTATTAACAAGTTTTTTAGTTGAAAAGTTTAGGGAAAACGTTTTGATTAATACCATCTCGTTAGTCGACACAAAAGATCTTGACAACAACAAAGAAAACATCTATCCTTTAGTTAATATCGACTATTTGGAAACCGAAACATTAGAAGATGCAATCATTGCTACCTTTTTAATTACTGTTGTTCAACAGCGAGATATACGACCGCAAAAGACAGACAGTAAATTACAATTAGACACGAACTTAATTGACAATTTAGCAGAAACATCTGCGGTAATTACTAGATTTATAAACCAAATGCGAAGTAATAATTTTGAAAATAATATACAAATGTTTCAAAATTCAGCATCTCAAAAGTATCATAAAAATAGTTTAGACGGTCATCAGATTACGATTGATTTAGCAATGGCAAATTTAGGAAGTGGATGTTAACAAATAAAAAACAAAATTATGGAAAAGAAAGTAGTTTATACAAATTTTGAAAATAGAAACGTTATTGTTGGTTTTGATTCTGTAAAAACATGCGATGTAGGAGCGTATTTTTATAGTGAAAATGTAATAACTTGGGTTGAAGATTTGGTTTTGTTTTTACCAATCACAAAAGCTTTTGTTATTGTAAACAAAGATGTTGAAATTTGTGATACGCCTTTATGTTAACAGAGGCAGAAATAAGAGCGGTTGCTGGAGAAATAGTTGAAAAAGCTAAAAGTACAGCAAACATTGACACTGGGTTTTTAAAGCGTTCTATTTACTTTACTTATGTTCGTGGTACAGTAACGTTTAGGCAGGTTTTTTACGGTGTTTATAATAAAAATTCACAACTTGAAAGGTATGCTAAAGAAATGATGCCAAAAGGCGTACCTTATATTTTGTTATTAGTAAATGACGATGGAACTGTATTTATGGAAAAAGCGCAAACAGCGGGCGGGCGGACAATTACAAAAGATGCAATAAAACAATCTAATAAGCAAAATACAAAAAACGTTTATGATTTGTTAAAAAGAATTAATTTAAGGAATATATTAAATGGCAAAAAGAAGACCTAAGGAGCAACTTGACGCGGACAAAATAGTAAAGAAATATCTTAACGAATTAGGGCAATTAATAATTTCGGAAACAATGGACAGGGAAGAGAGTAGGGTTATCACTCAAAATTTACAATTGTCTCAAAATTTTAGAGTTAAGCCCGATAAAGTCTTAACGGTTGTACAGGCTTTTTACGGTGCATTAATTACGCCAAACAATTTAGCGGATGTTGTTTTAGAATACACTCCAGAGTACGGAGAAATAATACAAAAGGAGCTTACGGAAATGATATTAGGAAGTTATAAAGAAATGATAAATAGAAATAGATTATGATAGTTAAGAAAATTGCGATAAATCACTACGGTACTATAAGTCCTTTATGGCGATTTGTTATTTATTTTACCGATACAATAACGGGCATACCAAATCAAATAAGCGTCACTAATCAAACTGGAATCGCAGTAGCACCAACATTGTTTCCTTCTTATTTCGTAACGAATGCGTTATTCGATAGTAATTTATTTACAGCGCAAGCAACAGGCTTTATGCCTTTTTTTAGCTTTCAGGCAAAATTGCCAAATATAAATATTACAAGTTACAGAGGTTTTACAAGTACAAATATTGAAATACTCCCAGGTTCACCTTTTAACTTTGTAATTTCAAATGTAACCGTCCCAGATATTGCACCGGTTCCTCCACCATTACCAGTTGATGTACGAACGCCAATTGACAGCGAAAGCAAAATTAAATTCATTAACAGTCCTTTATTCATTCGTGAAAATGCAAGTATTGATACAAAGTCAATTAAGGCAAATCTTTACATTTGGGATGGTTTGCAAAACCAAGTCATTAACCAGCCAACGGTAATTTTAACAAAAGACAAAGTAAGTCAGTTTGATAATTATATTACACTTGAAATTTCAGACCTTATAAAGCCATTTATAAAACCAAAGTTTGCGTATAACCGAGCCGCTGCACCTGCAATTACAAATCAAGGCGTATTCATCCAAGCGCAAATAATCTCAATTAATTTTGACGGCAGCCAAACAAGTAGATATACCAGCACTTTCTTTTGCACGTTAGGATATCGTTGGAACTATGAACAAAATTTAATTGCAGATAACGGCGTACAAAATTACGGTGCAAGCGGGTTTATAGTTCCAGTTGAAAAATGGTATAATCCAAAAATTCACAACTACTTTGATCAGACTTTTAATTTCACTCGATTAGTTGCAGATGCTACAACTGCCAACGTTATAAATTACGTTCCATTAACTCCGACAAAATTACGATGCACATTAGACCCGTGTTTGATTGTCTTTATAAATAAGTTAGGATTGTGGGAAACGTTTACACCGCACGGAAAGAAAACAGCAAGCGCAAAAGTAAAACGAACGGTTAGCAATATTTCACATCGTGACCCTTCACAAGTCGATAACACATTTATTCATTCAAAGCAAATCACAACAATAGATGCTGAGCAAAGTTATGTTATAAATACGGGTTCGTTAGATGAGAATATGACTTCGATAATTGAGGAATTAATTTATAGTCCTATTGTTTATTTGATTAACTTTAAAGGTGACTTTGAATTGGTTACGACGGTAGGAATTACTATTGATAATGCAGTTGTAAGTATTGATAATACTATAATATCAATAGACAGTCAAACGATTACTGATGAAGCAATAGGGTTCTTTAAAACGCACCAGCAAATCCCAGTTGTTATAACTGATGAAGATTTTACACGCAAAACAAGGTTAAACGATAGGATTGCGATTGACTATAATTTGAAACTAGACGAAACAAATAATAAAATTAACAATATAAGGTAGTTCGGTTATGATAACAGAGGTTTATGTATCGCTCGACGGCTTAAATTATAGCAAATTAGACCTTATAAAGGATGAAAGCATCCCAATGCGTTACACGTTTGTCGATACAAAAGACATTAGCAAGGTGTTTTCTCCTTATTCTTTAAACTTTACTTTCGATGCAACGCCAAACAACCTTAATTCATTAGGTTATTTTGGTAATACAGACGTAATAAAGTCAACAGATTTGCGCAAAGTACGTGCTAAAGTCTATGTAAACAGCATTTTAAACCAAACAGGGTTACTTAAATTAGAAAAAATAGTCTACAAAATGGGTAAACCTGCCGTTATAACTGCAAGTTTTGCCACAAATTTGACTAATTTAAAGGACAAAATAGGCGACGATAGTATAAATGGATTAGGAAGTTTAGTAATAGATTACAATCCTGCTGTGGTAAAGTCATTATTAACAAGCATACAATCAAATAACATTGAAGGCATCCCAATAAAATACTTCATCCCTTTAGCATCAACAAATCGAGTTATCCAATACAATGCAGACGGCACAGGATTAGACAATATCTTTTTTAATCCTGCAAATTCGCCAACGTCAAACAAGGTGCTTAAATCAAATGAATTAAGACCTGCAATATCATTTTCTACAATAGTAGAATTGATTAAAAAAAAATATCAGTTGTTAATTGTTGCACCGCTCGAAAACCGAACGGAATATAAAGATGCTTTCATCTGGTGTATGGGTCAGACTTTTGGTAACAAAATACAAAGCAAGTTTATTATATTACAAAATGCTAGTACTTCAAATGATGGCTTTCAAATTAATTTTAACAACACAACTAATAGCGTTAAAGTAAAATTACCCGCGGGGTTAATTATTTCAAATAGATTTAGACAAAAAATAACGTTGCAAGGAATAAATTATTTAACTGCACCTACAACAGACTGCACGATGAGCATTTTTAGAGTTGGTGAGGAGTTCCCAATTAAAACAGAGGTGTTCAATTTAACGCAAGTTGACCAAGAAATGCTTATTTATATAGAGACCGTTTTTTTTGACGTTAATAACGAAATTGAATATTTTATAACTTTAGATTTTAGTAATACTATTACGTGGAGCAATGCAGTTTTGACAACTAAAGTAGTATCTGTGTATTTTGTACCTTCTGAATTTTTATTCGTAACATTAGCCGCAGTATTAACCGCAAATATAAATAATTTTCTACAAATGGGTGGGTCAAAAATTGACCTTATTAAATCCTTACCAGAAATTAAAGTAATTGACTTTTTAACGTCTTTTTTAAAAGCGTTCAACATAGCTATACTAGACGTTAATCCAAATGACGATAGTTTGTTCTTTTATACGCCTCAGGATATTTTGGAAAATAAAAAAGAAGTTACATACATTGCTGATATTTCAGACGTGGAGAAATCCACACAAGACGATTTTAACTATTATATTTTTAAACATGCAGATAGTAATTTCAAGTCAAATGTAGATTATAAAATTGGAGCGGGTCAAGATTACGGGATGGCATCTTTTCCAGTAATCAAACCACCAAACGCTAAAGAGTTTAAAATAGAAACTAATTTTACAATCATTCCACCCGTAACTATTCCAGGAACGGAAGTAACAACTGTTTACGGTTTTGAAAGTGGACAACCCGAAATATTAGACACGGGCGAGGCAAGATTTACTCCAAAATTTGGCGAGTTGGTTTTATTTTACTCACACGGAAATAAACCGCTAAACGTTTTATTCGGCGTTCAAAGTTCGTTACAAAGTGGCGTTTTACGAACACAAAGTATTCCATCTTACATACAAGTGTTGCCTTATACGACCGATAACAAAAGTTTTGCGTTTTCGGTATTGGTAAATAATAACGTCGCATATCGAGATAATTTATTTAGTAGATATTACAACGATGTTATTAAAAGATACATTGATCAAAACGTAATGAAACAAGATTTTACTTTAGAACTAAACGCAAAAGAAGTACGGGATTTTAGACTTGAAAATGATATTATAATAGGTGAAAACAAATTTACGATTGTAGACTCTACAATTGATATAACAACAGGCAAAACCAAACTAACATTACTAAATTACTAATGGAAGATAAAGAGCAAAGAATAAAGATACAGTTTGAAACCAATGCAGCGGAAGCCGCAAATTTAGTAAGGTCTTTAGAAGAAGCTGAGAATAATTTAAAAAACGCAAATGAGGCGTTGGCTAATTCATCGGACAAAACAGCCGCAGGTATTAAGATATTAGAGAAAACAGTTGTAGATGCGAAAAGAACAGTAAATGAAAATACAGATGCTTTAAACAATAACAAAAAAGCATTGGCAGTAATTGAAATAGAATCTGCAAAAACAACGACCACCACAAAATCATTAGCTGATTCTGTTATAAAAAACAATGCGGCATTTGGTATTTTAAACACCTTAACGGGTGGGTTAGCAGGTGGATTAAAAGAAGCTTACGAAGCATCAGACTTGTTTAGTGGTGGCATTAATAAAATGCTAAAATCTGTTAAAACATTTTCAACAGGCGCAAAAGCCGCTTTAATTTCAACGGGAATTGGTGCTTTAGTTGTTTTAGTTGGCGTACTCATGACTTATTGGGACGACTTAAAAGGATTGGTAAGCGGCGTTAGTGGCGAAATGAAGTCACAAGGCAAAATCGCAGAGGAAAACGCAGCAACGGAACAAAGCAAACTCGACACTTTAAATGGGCAAGATAATATTTTAAAATCGCAAGGAAAAAGCGAAAAAGAAATATTACAAATTAAGCAAAAGCAAACTGCTGAAACTATAACGGCTTTACAAGCTCAGTTAGAAAGTCAAAAAACAATAGTTGACGCACAAATAAGCGCATCAAAAAGAAATAGGGATATACTTTCAGGAATTTTAAAGTTTGTATCTTCACCAATTACTTTGCTTTTAGGAGCTATTGATTTGGCTGGAAAAGCATTTGGCAAAGATTTCAATTTATTAGGTAATTTTGATAAAGTATCAGAATTACTATTTGACCCAAAAGCAGTTAAAGAAGAAGGCAAAAAAACTTTAGACGAAACAACAAAACAACTAAATGCACTTAAAAACACCCAAGCTGGCTATCAAAATAGTATAAATGATATTGATAAAACGGCTAAAGATAAAAAAGCAGCAGCAGATATAATAATAAATGACACGAAGAATGCTTTAATAAAAGAAGGTATTGATAAAGAAACCGCTTTGCGAATTGCAAACGAGGATTTATTAGACAAAACTGAAGAACAAAAACTACAACGACAAAAGAAACGAGCCGCACAAGAAATAAAAGATTTAGAAAAAAAAGGAATTGATACGGCTGCAATTACTATTTTAAATGCTGAAAAATTTAAAACGTTAGAGCAAGAATTAGAAGCAAAAAGAGTTGAGGAAAAGTTTGCAAAAGAAAACGCTTTGCGAATTGCAAACGAGGATTTGTTAGACAAAACCGAAGAGCAAAAACTAGCAAGGCAAAAGGAAAGAGCCGCTCAAGAAATAAGAGATTTAGAAAAAAAAGGAATTGACACGGCTGCAATGATTATTTTAAACGACGCAAAGTTTAAAATATTAGATGAAGAGTTGAAAGCAAAAAGAGTTGAGGAAAAGTTCGCAAAAGACATTGAAACAAATGCAACCAAAGCTGAAAATGAAAAGTTAGATTTTGAAAGTAGATTGCGTATTTTGGCTGAAAGCGACGCTTTAATTTTAGCAAATACAAAGTTAACAGAGGAAGAAAAAAACAAACTTCTTCAAGATAATGCAAATAAAAGAGCTGATATTGAAAAAGCTATAAAGGATTTTAAAGAACAGGAACTTCAAAAAAACTTAGCTAATTTACAAAACATACTTTCGATTGGTGGGAAGAAAATGCAAAACGTTTCTAAAGCTTTAGCTGTTGCAGACGTTGTTAGAACGACTGTAAAATCTGTACATGATAGTATTGCAGGTATTGGAGAGGCTAATTCCCTAGCGTTAGCAACACCCGCAGCAATTGCTTCTTTTGGGGCTAGTGCCGTGCCAGTTATTGCGAGAAATACAATTCAGGGCGGTTTACAAATTGGTTCGACCATTGCAAGTGCTGCAAAAGCAATTCAAAGTATTACATCTGAAAGCAAATCTGTACCAAGTGGCGGAAAAGGTTTGGCAGGCGGTGGCGGCGGTGGTTCTGCTGGTGGTGCAACTCCACAAGTAGCATTCCAAGCAAGTAGCGAAAACCAAATCGGAAACACGGTTGCAAACAATTTAAACGCACAGCCACCAATCCAAGCCTTTGTAGTAAGTAGTGCTGTGACGAATGCGCAACAACTCGACAATAACAGAATAAAATCAAACTCAATATAAATGGCAAAAGAAAACAGAATAGTTGCCTATCCTCGAATGTGGTATGTTTTAAAGTTGAAGGTAGAAGCCAAAAAAAGAGGGTGCTCAATTAGCGAAATAATTTGCGAGGCATTGTTTCAGTATTTTAATAAAAAGTAATTAACCATTTAAAGAAAGGAGATTAAAACCGCTGCATTAATTTGTAGCGGTTTTTTTGTGGCACACTTTTCCACAAACAATAAAGCTCGTTTGTAAGTTTACATCATGAAAGTTTACAAAGCCAAATTAAAAGCGGGTACAGATGTCAATTGTTTTTCAATAGTATTGGGAGCAGCCGTTCAAACTAAACTTTCTAAGTTTGCTAATGAGGTTTTAAAACCAGTGTTTTTTGCAAATCAAGAAAAACGTATTATCTACTCTGTTGCAATGCGACCGAATAAAGAAATATACAGAAAGGATATAAACGGCGAGCCGGGATATATCACTTTTGATGCTGAAGAAGTCGAAAAGATGCAACAATCTTACTTTAAAAGCAACAACAAAGGTTTGACTAAAATGAGTTTAAACCATTCAGACGAAACGGTTACAGACGTTTACCCAATTGAAAGCTGGATTGTTTTAAACCCAGAATTAGACAAAAGTAAAACGCTTTTAATGGAAGATGTACAGGCAGGGGATTTGATACTTGGCTTTAAAATTGAAAATGATGACGTTTGGGAAAACTTTGTGAAAACGGGTGAAGTTGATGGTATTAGCTTAGAGGCATTTTTAGATTACGAAATTATTAATCCAATTATAAACATGACAAAAGAAGAAAAAAAAGAAAACTTTTTCACACATTTGATGAATTTCTTTGCAGTAGATGAAGCCGCTGGCACACCCGATCCGTTAGCCGCTGGCACACCCGATCCGTTAGCCGCTGGCACACCCGATCCGTTAGCAGAATTACAAACTATGTACGATGCAGTAGTTGCTGAAAATGCAGACTTGAAAGAGAAACTTGCAACAATGCAAGCCAAGGACGTAAAAGATGCTACAACATTAGAAACTATGAAATCACAAAAGGCAAAAGCTGAAAATGATTTAGCAGTTTTTAAAGCGGAAAAATTAGCAATCCAAAACTTGCCAAATGAAAAATCTTTTGCTGAAATGACAGCTTTAGAAAAGTACAGAGAATCAAAAAAAAACCAATAAAAAAATAAATAATTATGCCAATTACTTACAGTCCAATTGCAATACGAGGCGAAGCAGTTTCGCCAATTATTCAGGAAATCTTTTTCCTAAACAAAACCGTTGAAAAAGGTTTAGTAAATTTTGCAGATGATGTAAAAGCATCGACAATTATTACGGAAGCATCTGTTAGCGTTGTCGGTCAAGCCTATACAGGCGAAAGATTAAGTTCTTTAGGTGGTCCCGTTTTAAAAGACCGAGTAGCTAATCCAAAAAAGATTGAGTACAAGTACAATTTCAAAATGGAGGCGTTACGTCAATCTCGTTTCAATCGTGATATGGCAACTGGTGCTTTAAATATTGACAGTTCAGAGTTCAACACTCAAGTACTACAATTGACAGCTCCAAAGACTTCACAAGATGCACAGTTAAAGTTTTGGGCAGGATTTTCAGCAGCTACTCAAACAGCAGTTGCAGCATTAACAGCTGCTGCGGGTCAAGGTTCTATAACGGCAGCCGCTAAAACCGCAGTAGCTAGTTATACGGCAGACGCAGCTGGTGTGGATGGTGTTTTGTCAAGAGTTTTATATGATGAAACCGCTTTGGGAGAATATAGAAAAGTTACAGGAACTACAGTAACAGCTGCAAACATAGCCGCTGAATATGCTAAAATCTTTGCAGCAGTTAAGCCAGAAAGTTTTGAAGCTGCTGAATTGCCAGTTATGTATGCACCTTACGCACACAGACAATTGATTTTAACAGCTAACAACTCGGTGGGTGCTGCTCAACAAGTTAACTTTTTAGTTACTGGAACTGGGAAAGCTGAGGTTATCTCTTATAACGGTGTAGTGATTGAGTTCGTGCCAATTCCAACAGGATTTGTGTACGTTCAAAGACCTTCTGTAATTTTCTTTTCAACAGATTCAACAGCAGATATTGCTTCTTTTGAAACTGGTAAAGTTGACAACGATAGCGATGTAATGTTTGTAAGAACAATTTACACTTTAGATGCCACAGTAATGTCACAAGCAGACGGTGTACTTTACGGAGGATAATAAATAACTAGGGCGTTGAAAATACGCCCTTTTTTAAACTAAAAATATATGTGTGTTACATTAGGAGGTTCAAGAAAATTAGCGTGTATATCAGGACAAGCGGGTATTGATGCCGTATCAATTGGGGTATTTAATTCTCTTACAAAAGTGGTTACAACCTCAACAGGAGTAGTTACAATCGCAACA